ATCTTGTCGGCAAGGTCTTGATCAACGTTATTCATTCGTATTCACCGGTGGTAAGCGCCTGATTTGAATCTCGTTCTTTTGGAAGTCCGCCCACCCACGATAATTATCATGGCCTATAAAGTGGGCCGGATCAAAAACAACCGTTATCGTTTGCCCGAGAAGTTTAAACCGCTTCGGGATTCTCATACTTGCGGCGCCTCCGGTTTGGGTGGCGGCGTGCTGCCGATTTGGGCTTGCGCTTCCTCAAAAGTCAACTCACTTTCTATGATCTCCGCCCGCTGAAGGTTCTCAAAAAGCGTTTGAAAGCTGATAGCACCTGACTGCCAAGCGCCGACAAGGGCTGTAAGGGCAGGCGCATCCAGACCGGCCGGGGTGAACTCTCGGTTAAGTTCGATCGACCACTCCCCGGGAGACCCCACCCATTCGCAAAAGGTATTCAGAGCATTGGTCAATCCGATGCTTATCGTTTGGGATATTGAAGACAGTATGGAATTTTCCCCAGCCCTATGAATCTGCGCGGTTTGTGCAGTTTCCGCGTCCCGTTTTTCGGATGTCAGCAGCCGGGCCCCGAGGATGGCCATTTGCTGCTCTGATTTTTCAAGGCCTCTTTCCAGTGCCCCGAGGCCCTGCCCGGTAAACTCAAGAAACGAGGCCGAAGCTTGCGGATCAGGAAAGCACCATGCCGAAGCACTGCCGATGTAAAGCTTGTCACCGGGATTCTCCGGCACATATCCGGATATAACCGCAGTGGGAAGCCCGGTAAAGTGAAGCCCGTGTTTGTAGTCGGCACCCATGCGGTAATGGTCGAGATTTAAATCGATCAGGTCGATGAGTGGCGGTTCATCAACATCCGATGACGTGCTGTCAACCCCGATGAAGTAAAACGGGATGCTGTCCATTTTGGCGCCGTTCATCATCGGAAAGATGTCGTTTCCGATCTGCTCGTCTTCTTTTCCTTCGCTCACCCGGAACACGCGCACCCGGTATCGGCCATCGAACAAATCAAGCACCCGGTAACGCGCCTCGGTTTTGTGCTCGAACTCCCCGGATTCCAGCGTGGCCGATTCTGCCAGCACAACCAGGGATACAACCGTGGCATTACCGACCCGAGCAGTCTTCCAGTTGATTATAGACTCCGCCGGGTACATTTGCATGGTGGGCCGGACTTGCATCAACTGAGCGTCCGCAATCGTCATACCTTCTGTTGACTGTTGAGGATAGTCTACCAGTATCCCCATGCGCCCGGATGTTAGAATCTCGATCGCCGTCAGTTGTGCAAAAACCTGAAACGAGGTCCCGGAAAGCGTTACGTCATCAAGAAGCGATTCAACCGAAGCGGGAATATCTACGATCGGAGGCTTCCGGAACATCAAGCCCTTGAGCGCGTCAATCGTCCGCCAAGTCGCGTTGAAAAACGAGGCGCGGAGGCGGTAGGCGTTGTAGTCCTCTATCGATTGATCTTTGAGCTTTGGTAGATATCGTTCCCCGCCGGCATGCACGGCCTTTTGCCCGGAAACGGTATCGCGGCATTTTTGCCACTGGTCTGTCATTTCGGTATATTTTGGGTGTTTGGTATCGACCTTTGACATTTTATTATTTCCTATAAGTTACTGATTTGGCTTTACTTTTTAGTATTTTGTGCTATTATATTCTTATTGTTTTTAACATTAACCCACCTAAAAAGGATAAAACACATGCCAATCATTTATGAACCAAAAGGGAAAGCCGCCGAATATTCCCCGCTTGCCATGAACATCTACCGGGGCTGTTCCCATGGGTGCCTGTATTGTTACGCCCCCGCCGCCACCCGCCGCCATCGAGAAAGTTTTGACATCCCAGAGCTCCGCCAAAACTTTTTTAACGAGCTTGACAAAGACCTCGCTAAATTCAAGGGCGACAAGCGCCCGGTCCTTCTCAGCTTTACAACGGACCCCTATCAACCATTTGATGTTGAAAAAAAACTGGCAAGATGGTCTTTGCAACAGCTCATAAAAAACGGCAACGCCATCAAAGTTTTGACTAAGGGCGGAATGCGAGCATCCAGGGACTTTGATCTTATGAAGTCCGGAGACGTTGACTTCGGTACTACGTTGACTTTTTTGGATGATAGGCGCTCTCTTGAGTGGGAACCTAACGCCGCTTTGTCTGGCGATAGAATTAATGCTATCCGGACCGCTCACAGCCAAGGGATTAAAACATGGGTAAGCCTTGAGCCTGTCATTGATCCTGAATCTGTTTATTCGATCATTCAAGAAACTCACGCTTTCGTTAACCTCTACAAAGTCGGTAAGCTTAATTATCACCCCATTGCAAAAACCATCGATTGGAATCAGTTCGGTCATAAAGTCAAAAGCCTTCTTGAAAGTCTCGGCAAAGACTTTTACCTAAAAGAAGACCTTCGAAAGCTTATGTAAAGCATTAACCAATTCCTTGCAAGGCATCCCTCACCGGATGCCTTTTTTGTTTTCAAACCCCCAAAAAATCGAACTCACCACAAGCCCTATATCGCACGATCTTTTATCTTTGCATCTATTCATATTGACCTTAATTCAAAGTTGCTATAAAATCGATGCATATTTATAACAAAAACAGCTATTTACATTTATTTTTGCACTTGTTGTCCACCGAATCTCTTTGCAACAAATTTTATATAATAAAAACAGTTACTTAAATTCTTATCATCCAATTACAAACCCGACATAGCATTTCCGCTTATGTTTTCTTGTTGTAAGATGCCTTATCCCGTTTAGATACAGCCATCTACACAACTTTTCATAACCATTTTTCGCAAAAAGTGTTGGGCACTTACCGACCATTGCGTTTGTGTATCCTATATCGTTCAACATTTTTTTTGGCAACGTCCCAAGAACTGATTGAATAAAAGTTACAAAAACAATCCCTTTAAAATTGCGATCAAATATTATTTTAAGCTGGTCATATGGTACCCCGTATGCATCAAGATCTATCACATCATATTTTTCGAGTGGCAAAGATGATAAAAACTTTGTGTTGTCACCTATTAAAACAAAACCATCTTCTTTTTGCTCTACGTCTATTTTCGTAATGTGGATTTCCCCATCATAAACCGCTTCAATGTTCTTCCATATCGTTCCGCAACCATGGAAAGCGTCAATAACCCTCAGTTCTTTTTTTTCTGGTAGCATTGACATCCTAAGCGCAATTTTATCGGCAAGGAAGCTGTTATCAGTTTGCACTTTGTTCAATTTCAACGCCCTCTGTTTTTTTTAATTGATCAAGAATTTCCTGCAAACTTTCAACCACGTCTATATCGCAAGAAATCAGGATATGGACTTTGGCATAAGGCTTTAGCTCGGATTCTGTTTGTTTTATTTTTTCGTCTTTTGATCCATCCAATTCCAAAAACTCTTCATCAACCCCCCATTCTAATAAGTCCGATGTTTCCCAACCCTCCCCAAAAGCGTCCCACTCGCCAAGCGAAACGTTATCTTTGATTATGAACTCTTTCTTTTTTTCATCTGACAGGCCGGTAACGATCTTTGCCACGACCTCTTTTGCCCCTATTTTTTTTAATGCCAGCAGCCTTTGGTTACCGCCAATAACGGTCATCGTTTCATCAACAACGATTTCCCTCATTTCGAGCATCTCCGGGAATCCGTCAACGCTTTTTATAAGCCGGTCCATGTCTGCTTTTGATATTTTTCTGGGATTATTTTTATTGGGTTTTATATCAGCAAGCTTTACGGTTTTTATCTCTATTTTCATTAAATCCCCACTATTTTCATTCTCGCCATCGGCTTAACTATCGGGAACTCATATGCCACAAAATATGAAAACGCCTCGTTCATGTGGTCAAACCCGGCCTTCTTATCCGGCTCACCGTTATCATCATATGCTTGCTGTTCTAAACATCGTGCAATAGTTGGGCAGGCTTTCGCGTTAACTTTAATTTTACCAGACTCAAACGCTTTGTTAGTTGCAAGAATGCGATCCTTAATGGCCGGATTACGAGAGTTGTTCCGCACTGAGAATCCGGCTTGTATAAGAAGCGATAAATCGGACTTAGAAGCATCAACAGACTTCCGGCTTGCACCGCTGGCATCTGGGTAAACGATTATCCTATGGCCCTTATCAGCCCATCGGTCTTTAATCACCTTCACCACGTCAGGTGTATCAAATACGTCTTTAAGCTCTGCAACCGCATGATATGCATCAGGCCGCTGCACGAAAATGGCGCTGGCCATTTTCTGCACATTGAAGTCTTGTCCGATGAACAGCGGTTCTTTCTCCTTGATTACCTCATTCGAATTGCATCGGACCCGGTCATAACACCTGAATACTGTCCCTGATGTTAAGTTCGTGAACTGCCCATTGATGTAGGCCTCAATCAGCTCTGCTGGGTAGGATTCTTTCAAGCTCGAAATGTAATCCTCTGGAAGATTCATCCCATTGTCGTAGGTGCTGGCTTGAACAAGGCCATAATTTTCAAGTAGTGCCGGATTCTCTTGGGGGAGCTGCACAAACTTTTTGTGACAAAATCTAAACCCCTCCGGTGTGCTGGCAACGTCGATTCCGTTCTTTACGCCTGGCGCGTTGTACCGCATTCTGGCGATGATTTTTTGCCATGCCTGTTCAGCTTTATCCAGCGGAAGAGTATCGAGCTCATCAATGAGCGCATGCCCTATTTTGAACCCTATAATGTTTGCCGGTTTGTCCATCGATCGGCAAATGACGGTGCCCCTATATTGCTGCCCCGAGTAGAACACGACCTCATTATTTCCCTGCTTAATTTCGACATTTAGACCGAAATCGAAGGCGACTTCTTCTATTGTTGGGTAAAATATATCTCTAATAGTTGAATATGTTACTGAAAAATACCCTTGATTAATTTTAGGATGTTCCCAAACATGGGCCGAAATAGCCATACAACCAACCCATGTTTTTCCCCCGCCATACCCGGCGCAAAACATTCTAAACCTGTTTGTGAGCATCAAAAACTTGCCTTGCGGAATATTGGCTATAGGTTTGATTATCATTTTAATCTTTTTATTGGCCTTGCTGTGGTTTTTAATGCTCTTTCTATATCCCATCCACTCTTAATACGATATGAAATAACCGTTCTATCAAGGCCGGTTTCTTTTGCCCATTCCGATTCAGTCATGCTTTTACCGAAAGCCTCAATAATAACGTTTTGTCTTGTGTTTTTAAGATTTTTTTCTCTTGTCACCCACTCACAGTTTTCTGGGGTGTAATTACCATCGTTATCAATTCGATTTATTTCTGCCCCAGCAAACGGCCTTTCTCCCATGTCGGCATAGAAATTTTCAAACTTCATCCATCTGTTGCAAACGACTATCCCCCTTCCGCCATAATCTGGATACGATTTAACATTCGGGTTATTACAGCGGCTTTTCATAGACCTCCAGACTTTATAAATTGGTGTTCCGGCCTTCCCATGGGTTGTCTTCAGTTCTTTGTTTAAGCAACCGCATGAACTTGATCCAACGGTGTGGCCTTTATAAAAAATTTTTTCAGTCCCGCAAGAACATCTAAAAAGCCAATAATGGAACCGACCAATTTTATAAACAAACCTAATAGCAGTCCACCTACCATAAGTACGCCCCGTAATATCAATTGCTTTTGCCATTCCACGCTCCTCTTTAAGTTTGTATTATTTTGCATGGAATGTACCATAACTATTATTTAGCGTCAACGATTGTTTCACAGCCACTGCCATTTTTACTTGGTTTCGATTGATCATGAATTTGTATCGTTATTTGTACCGACTTCGGCCGATCGGTTTCAGACTCTTCAACAGGCTGATCGCGCAATCCGCAATAGTTTTTTTGCAGGAAAATATTCATTGCGGCGCTTGTCCTGGCGAGTTCAAACCCGCTTCGGCGTAGGCTTACTTTCCCCACTCCTCGTTTTATGGCAAAAACGGCGGAAAAAGATTTTTCATATTGCTCTTTGCACCACCTATCCAGGGTTTTATCAGTAACATGGAAGAACTCGCATACCTCATTCCTGGTACATTGTAGCGCACAAAGTCCCTCAAACGTTTTTTTGTCAATCTCAGCCTTTGGTCGCCCTGTTTTTTTGCCTGTCTTTACGTACGGCAATTAAAACTCCTTAGCCGATCGCCCCAGGATCATAAGATGAGCCCCAGCCGACATAGTTTTTTCAGCGTTGTTGATGAACGGGATGCAGTTGTCCATTTCGATGATATCCGACATGGATGAACCGTCAATCGTTTTGATGTATGACATTACCGGCCCGTCTGCTGCGCCATGGCGAACAATAACGCTATCGCCAGCCGTGCCGGTATATTTGATCCGCTTGATGTAAATACCCTCGTCAACGGAGATTTGGTCTGACAAATCCCAATCCTCGGTGAGCGCTGATATATCCATCACGCCGCCACGCACGGTAACCACGTTTGCCATATTTTTACCCCCTGTTTTGATTATCTATTTGTTTAATAGATAATTTCTATAGCAATGGTGGTTCATTTTTGCAACATGATTATTGCGGGGCATTTTATTTAAATTTATTTTAAAATCCTTTAAACTTTTTCTTGACAAACGAAATCAGGGGGTGTATATTGGGTTTAACGATGAGGAATAAATCATCGCACCGGAGGAAGGGGAACGCTCTCTCCGGAAATAACCGCCCAAGCCGGGCAATTTAGATGGAGGGGTTAGTAATGACAACAACATGGTGGACAGTCAACGGAATTGAGACCGAAATTCACGAGCCATGCGGCTCGAATGACCTCGGCCATGAATATGCCGAGGTTGAATGCCCCGTTTGTGGGCATGAATTTTGTTGGTCGTGCGCTTCGGCGAACGGCCATAATGACGGCCGTGGATGGGCTAGATGCCCTACAGGATGTGGGGGTGAATACGAATATTGACCCCACCACGAGCCACGAGAGCCCCGATTCGAGGGGATTGCCCGCCCGGCTTCCGGGCGGAACTTAAACTGAGGATTGAGACCATGAAAAACAGGAAACAACTTTTTGACGAGGCGTGCCGGAACAATTACGGATACTATGAGGTGTCCGCAGGGACAGATATGGCAAGCCGATTGAATGTCTCGGAATCAACAATACGGCGATACATCGCGGTCGGTTGGTTGAGGAAGGTGGGGTTAGGGTTGGTGCTGACCAGAGACGGATACAACCAAACGGAGGATTGAGACCATGAAAAATACAACGGTATATTCTGGAAAAATCAGCTCGGGCGGGTTCATCGGCCCCCGAGTATATTTCACACGCCCTGGGCAGAGGACAATCGTAGCCGATAGGGGGTTTACGGATATAATCCTCTACGAGGTAAGAGCGGATGCGATCAGTGCAGAAGGAGGCTATATGTCCATATCATACCGGAAGGTCGGGAAAGTGCGATTTCTGAGGGCAAATCCGATCTATGCACATACCCACGTCCCAGCACCCCCAAAAATAATGGATAGCACTGGGATATCGCAGGTAATAGAAAATCTCCGGGCAATAAATTACCGAGACGGGATGCTGATGCCTATTGACGATTGTGATATCGCATCGGTCGCCGTGCGGTTAGCAAAGGCATCGATGTGCAGAGACAACCACATATCGTGGGAAGATGCGACGAAATATATCAATTCTGTCAAAGATGAGGCATCCGAATGAAAAAAAAAGAATTCAAAAATATGGCCCCGCGTGTGCCTATCTCGGCGATTGAATTTTTATCCGAGAAGTTCCCATCAGCGAACGCCGGCGCTGAATGGTTGCTGAAAATATTCCCGGATATGTATGAAATCTCGATGGCAGAGATTAGGGCGAAGTTGACGTCAGACGAAATTAAATCTCTTCACCCGGAAAACGATATAGGCTTTACCATGTTTAAATTTAGGACCCAACCGCCTATCAAAAAAATGATTGGTCTTTCAGATTTTCAGGTTGCATGCCTGGCGATACATTGCCACCAGGCATGAATCATCGATAAATATGAGCCCCCCGCAACGGGGGCTTTAAAACGCTGTTTCGGAGATCTCTTCCGGAATTATTCTCTCAAAAATCACGTCATACCCGGCCCGCTCGCTGTAGATTTTCGACGACAAAATCTGGCAAATAGACTTGTCGTCCCGCACACCGGTCCTTATTCGATGAAGCGGCGCATGAGTTTTTCGCTCAAGCTGAAGCGAATGCAAAGGCCAAAAAAGGATAAACCATCATCATACCAAAAAGGAGAAATAACCATGAAACAAATCAGAATCGAAGTTGAAACATGTCTTACAGAAAAGGGGGAAGCAGGCTTCCGGGTGGTATCGGTCGATGCTGCCGAAAAAAAAGACCTGCCAGTCGAGTATCTCGACGGGGAAAAGTCTATCTTCATGGAAAACAGAAATTATAAACCAAATTACGCCCTGGCGATGCGTCTACGGCGCCGGCATACTGTGGATATAGACGAAGAAATTGTTTGTGGTAGCATATGGTCTACCGAAAAGTTCGAAAAGCTGCTGTCCGAAATAAGAGAGGCGGGACAACGCCTTCATGAAATCCTGAAGGCTCGCCGGGAATTAGACCGGTCATGGTGTGGTCGCAAAGAGACGTTTATTATTTAACGATAGATAGCCAAGGACTGAATCTTGCGGCCGATGGCGCGTGATGCCACCGGCCGTTTTTTCACCCCTCCCCCTTCAGCCGCCAGAAAGGTAAATTCAGTCGAAACAGAGTATTTTACGACTGCCTTGATCATGGGTCGATCGTTGAGTGTTCATCCTCGTGGCAATGCACACACAGTGTTGTCATTTTATCTTGGCTGCATAAAATTTCCTGCCGGATCACATCAATGACACGCTGCCAGTTTCCTATGCCGTGATCATGGTGAACCTCGACATAAACTTCTTTGCCCTTCGCTCGGCTCTGTTTTGCGCCGCAGCCCTGGCAGACATACCCGTCCCTTTTCAGCTCGGCTTGCCGCTCCCGGCTCCTGAGCCATAATTGTCTAAGAGCTGACTTGATCTGGCTCTTAGGGGTCACTGGCTTTTTACGGCTTGGCTTTTTCATGACGCCTCCTGTTTTTTTGCAATGCAAGAAAGGCACGCATCGAAAATCATTTGTTTTTCCATCGATCATCCTTTCCGGCGCCTTCTTTCTGCATCCAGCGCAAACACAGCAGATTCCAGACCGCTTGATCAAGGTTATGGAGTCCTGTTTTTGGATCCAAATCGTTCCCGTTTATCCACGCCACAAAATGCCTACAGACTGCGCCGATGATACGGCCCCAAACGAATCCTTTTCGCCAGTTGTTATCCTGATATTCAACGGCGCCGTGGGTGTAAACCGCGATAACTCCGTCCATCAGTTCCCACGGGAACAGATCGTATCGTGCTTTCCCGTCATCGTATTTGGTGCCCCCAGATGGCTTCTCTTCAACCGGTTCAACCCACCGCTTCACCGTCACCGGCTCGTTAAAATTCACATCACAACTCATTTGCACCTCCATAATTTTTGAAATTGTCAATATGGCATAATAACAACAGACGATAAATATTCACTGTCTTTATAAATTTTCCATTTCCCTGCGGGGCATTTGGATAAAGCAAAAATAGAATTGTCTTTTCTCTCCGAGAATGGTGTCAACATGCAAATTGTTTTTCCGACCACACTGTGAAGGTGCAGGCAATCTCGATTATGAAGGCATCGAGTTATCGGCTCTGCCTCCGGCGAGATTGACGGCGAAGGCGAAGGCGAACGGTTGACGGAAGTCTGTTGAATTTTGGTATCAACTGGTTTTTTGGTGGTCGGGTCTGGGCAATCCAAATCAACCATGGATGTCTCGGCTACCATAGAGGCACCCACATTTACCTCATCAACAAGGACCGCATCGTCAACGGCGGATAGCACCCATGCCCTCAAGTCATATCCCGCCTGATACGCCTCCCCGGGGTCCTTCCCCGCGGGGCATTGGAATATCTCGGCTCGCGGGAATTGTTTCAACCACCACGGGGCGGACTGGTTCCCGGCCATGTCGTTATCTAACGAGACAAGGATTTTTTTTGCATTAGTAAAAAACTGATACGAGGTTTGACCTGGTTTGGCTTGAGCACTACCGGCAGCGAATATGGTTATAATATCACCGGCAAGCTCGTTCATCATAATAGCATCCAACTCCGACTCCACAACGAGCGCATAGCTCGCAGGGCGTTGCAAGCCTCCTGCGGGGATAATCGACTGGCTGACCTCTCCGTGGCCTTGCAACCGCATAAATGATATTGCCGACCCCGCCACGAGGATGTAGCGATCCGTTTTCACGTCTCGGGACTGCCGGACTCGAATCCGGATGATTTTGCCATCTTGAAAATACGGAATCGTGATCCCCTCCGGCAGCCAAATGTTTTTTTTATGAACTGCCGGATCAAGGCCCCATGTTTCCGGATCAAAGGAAAGCTGCTTTGAGATCAGACCCAGCCGGTAATTTTTAATCGCATCGGCATTGATGCCCCGGGTCATGAGGTATTGGCGGGTTTTCGCTCCCGCGGGGCTTAGGAGGTGCTTACAGGCTTGAAAAGCTTGCATTTCGGCTTTTGCCTGCCACGTTTCGTTTACGTCGCGGGCGCTGCGCGGTTCGAATGTTTGGGGCCGGCGGGATGATAGGTCAACCGGATCGGTTGAGATCTTGACAGGTATCTGAAAATTTTTGCATGCTTGCGAGTAGGTCTTGTGTTGAAGATCCATGTACAACTTGATACCGTCGCCGGCGCGCTGGCAGGACCGGCATATAAATTTCCCCGTGACTGAATCAGGATGATTCGGCCACACGGTGAATCTGTCGCGGCCGCCACACCAAACGCAAGGCGATTTCCATTCGCCACCGTTTGTCTGCGCTTTCAGTTCGGGGATAATCCCGGCCGCCTCAATAATTTCGATGATATTCATGGGGCAACCTCTTCAAGGATGTAACCATCGCGCCAACAATAGCAGTGTGACGCTCGGTGCCCATTACCGGCTCCAAACTTCGCCCCGCAACCACCTGCGCCGTGCCAATGTCTTTGCTCACAAACAGGGCAAATAAATGTCAATTGAATGCCGTCCGGCGTCCTGGTAGCACCAAAGGTGGGTACCGCGGGAAAACCTGCTCGCCTGTCAAGAAGCGTTAAGCACCTCTTGCAGGTGATCTCTGAAGGATTATCGGTGGACTCCTCGCCATAATAGTGAGACTGGTTGCACCCGCTTTTTTCAATGTGAATTTTGCAGATTTTCATAATTTTAATCTCCTTTGTTTTATCGCTCCTTGAGTGTCAAAATTTTGACAGTGATTTCCTCGAAAAATAGCAAATCACTTGTCTTTTAATAATAATAACAATTAGTTATTTGTTTTTAAGTGAAAGTGATTTCAAAAAAAACTAAAACTCTCACCATGCGCGTGTATGTGCGCATAAATTAATGCGTATGCGTTATGTGTGTTTGTATATATATCATCACTTAATATCACTTGTATATATATCCATTTAATATTGTTAATAATTCATAAGTGATTTTCAAAGTGATTTTACAGTGATTAAGTGACTTTGGTATTAAGTGTGCTCTCATATGATAATTTCCCGCAAACCAGAAACCTGTTTATACCCATCCTTGATACTGATTTGAAACCGTTGCCCCAACTCATCAAAAAACTTTTGTTTCCCTGATGCCGTATACCCTGAATCTTTTGACCAGTCCTTATATCTCTTATAAATATCTGTTATTCTTATTTTTGCATATTGATCTTTAACGCAACATTCCTCTATAAATTCACCGATACGGTCTTCGTGCGCGTGATAATCACTTGTTGATGCTATGACGGCCTCAGGCGGGTTCAAGCCCTGTTCTTGATATTTAATACAGCCCTTAACAAGCCACGCCAAAATACCTTGCTTTGAATCTTTGGTCCTTAACCGGGCTTCAAGTCCAGGATCTTTTTTCCGTTGGAAAGGATCATTTAAATCTGGGTTTGTATAGTAGGAAAACAAAAAGGGAATTAAATGTACTCTGTGCCAAAGAGCTTTATCGGCGGCTGGCATTTTTGGTCTGTGATTAGTCAGCAAAAGCATCAAGTGCGATGGCTTAAAGGTGAGCTGTTCTTTTGCATATGGCGCCCGACAAGAAATAGCGTCATTGCCTGATAATTCCTTGATTCTGGAAGCATCTATTCTGTCACCGTCGTTTGTCTCTGAACACCAAACAATCCGCTTGCCTCGCATTTTAACCATGGAAGCGTCCGATCCTGATGCAGGGGCTTGCTGTTTATTTTGCAAAACAAATGAGGCGGGAGCCTTATAAGCCAAGTCCTGTCCAAGGACATCGGCCAAAGTTTCCAGCATGGTCGTTTTCCCATTTCGTCCTTTTCCTCCCCATAAAACCGGATAAACAGGCTCATTTGACAATCCGGTAATCCCATATCCAAGAAGGCGTTGAAGATATTCAACAATGTCTTTGTTTTGATCTTGGATGTCATATAAAAATCTTACCCACTCGTCACGAGGCGTTTCAAGACCAGTATACTCAAGGGGGACAACATTTTTGATATATTCATCTCGTTGACCTTGATGAAGATTACCTGTCCTGAGATCAATCACTCCGTTTTTGCATCCAAGTAACCACGGATTCGAATCCCACTCTGTTCCGTCAATCGCCAAGGCCTTGATACCCATTCGCGCCCTGGTGATCACGTTCTTTTTCCGAAAAAGAGTATGGAGTGATTCCCGTCGTATTTGAAGCTGATGTATTAAATATTTGCAGTTTTTCTGCTCATTTTCATCTTTTGATAATGCAAGTTTATGTTGCTGATGATTCAATTCCTCGGCATAAACACTCGAAACAATTTCAATATCAACCGATGATTGCTTAAACCTGTCTTTGCGCCAATAGTGGTCATTCCAGTAATACCATTGTTCCTCCTTGACGTCGAAACGGTACTGATCCTTAAAAAGGTGGATGAAAATCTTGGCGTCACCATCCTCATTTTCGTGCAGGCATCGGATAATATCAGTGGATGATAAGTCGTGGGTGTGAAAATCCGGCGCGGCAGGCTGTTGGCAAAGGTTTTTCCCGAACGCCAGTAATTTTGCCCGGCGTTCGTCCTCACTGTCACCCGCCTTCACCTGCGGTGGGCTCCCTTCCGTTGACGTGGTGGGCGACGGTTGCGGAAGCGGCGGAGAGGGAGCAGGCGACGGCGGGGAAGGTGTGATCGGCGGGACATTGGGTTTTGGTTCTATCGGATCTGTTTGAGGGGGCATTATCAGAGTCCTTGTTATCGGTATAAAAGCGGTGGAGTAACAGGAAGGTGGTTTTTTCGGCCATGCTTCGGTTCAGGCACGCCCACACACATATCCCGTATCGAGTCGAAAAAGCAATAAGAGACCGATACAGCGCCCGGGGATTCATTGACGAGGTTTCGGGCGGATCGGTGAAGATGGCGCCAAGGTCACGCTCGATTATGATTGCGGAATAAGTGAACTCGGATAACCTCTGGCATTCACGCTCAAAACGTTCGCGGCCCCGGCCAAGTGACCCAAAGAGATCATTAAAATTTTTCCTCTCCAAGGCGATAGATGGCCCGATAGGGGATGGTGTTGACATGTCCTCAATCGAATAATCGCCGGCGTTAAGGGTTGCAGTTTTGATCTTAAGGTCTGGAAAATCACGGTGGCCTATCTTGTCATAAAAAAAAGGTTGCTGCTCCCGGGTATCAACCAGCACTGTGAATGTCGATACCGGCATTTATATTCCCTCCATCTGGGCCACACAGTCAACCATCCGCTCTTTCAGCCGGGTTAATCGGTAGTGTGCCTTGTTGTTCGCTACCATCCTTAACATCGAATCCAGTTGCCCCACGGTGATGCAAATCGTCTTAGCCCGGCTAACCGCTGTATAGAGCAATGGCCGGTTGACGAAATACTGAAACGATGAATGCAGCGGGAAAATGACAACCGGAAATTGACCACCTTGTGATTTGTGGACTGTCATCGCCCAGGCATGGAGCAGTTTGTTATTTTTGATCGGCAACAAGACAGTCCGATCCGGGTCGGAAAAAGTAATCTGCAATTTCTTCGTCCCCGGCAGGATCATATCGACAAATCCGACATCTCCGTTTGAGACGTAGCATTCATCTTCCGGCGATCCGACCGGGCATGGGTATATTTTGTTGACACAGTTCAAAACCTTGTCTCCAGGCCAAAACGCGGACTCGGTTTCAGCCACGCCATGGCGCTTATGCCCCTCCGGATTCAGCCGCGCCCGGATTTTCAGATTCAACGCCTCGCATGATAATTCCCCGCGCGTGTTGACCGGTGACAATACCTGGACGTCGCGCCCCGGATCAAACCCCCGCAGAGGCATACGGTCACACATGATTTTCACGATCGCGTCGGCGGTTTGCTCCGGCGTCATGGTTTCCACATGGATTAAATTCCGAGGCGCCTCGGCCCCCAGGTCAATCTCCGGGTCAGGGGCGTACTCCCGTCCGGAATGGATGTCAGCGCAAGCACGAACAATTGATCCGGCGTTCCGGTGGATGATATCCAGTTCCACGCACGGGATCAGCCCGGAGCTTATCAGGTCCCGGAGGATCGCCCCCGGCCCGATGGCGGGGAGCTGGTACTGGTCGCCGACGAACACAGCGGACGTGTTGCGGCCCACCGCCGCCAGCAAGTCCGCCATGAGCGAGTTGGTAATCATACTGGCCTCATCAATGATCAAGAGATCCGTGTGGAGAGGGTTTTCCCGGTTATGAATAAATTGAAATTCATCATTGACAAAAATACACCCGAGGGTTGAGTGAATTGTCGCCGCCGGCATTCCGGTTGCCTCTTGCATCCGGCGGGCAGCTTTCCCGGTAGGCGCTGCGAGCGTGATACTTTTACCGGCCGCTTCCGCACGAGCGATTACCTCCACGAGTACCGTGGTTTTCCCGGTTCCAGGTTTGCCGGTAATCACTGAGAATTTGTTGCTCATGACCATGGCAACCGCCGCTTGCTGCTGGTCGGTCAGTGTTATTTTTTCTGACACTGCATCACCCCCATATCAATCGCTCTGCGATGTATTTTTCAGCTTCACTTTTGCCGGCGGACGTGTAGGCCCCGTTCCAAAATTCCCATCCGCCGGAGGCGATCAGCGCGTCAACCCCGTCAAAAATGTTGTTAACCGGCACCAGCGCCAGCATTTGGAGCTGTAAGTCATCTCGGGAGATCCATACGTCCCCATTCACCTGCCCCGCTTCGTCAAGCACATGCTCGGCCACGGCCTTTTTCCGTTCCAGACCAGCCGGGTCGTACCCGATTTGGATCGCTACCCGGTCAGCGAGTATAAACCCGATGCCCCGGAATTGAGTCAGTAGGTATGGGTTCCGCCTGACTTCCGCCGGCGCATTTGACCCGTACTTCTCAATCAAGCGCATCGGCGTTGACTTGATCATGCCCGGCATGTCAAGCATGGTTTCCAGCTCGATCATGGCGGCTTCAGTTGCGGCGTTCTCCAAAAGCGTTGCCTGGATCTCCGCTGCGCGAGTTGGGGTGACTCCCCGGACTTGAGCGGCCACTCGTTCGGGATCTTCCCTGAGCACTCGCATGGTGTCCGAGCCGAACTGGTCGATAATATACGACGCCGTGGCCGTGCCGACGAATTTACATATCCGCACCAAGTACTTGTGAATGCCGTTTAGGTCAGTTGGTTCCACGGTTTTGAAAAATTCGAATGCGAACTGCCGGCCATATTTGTGGTTATCCTTAAACTCCCCTGTCAATGAATATTCCATCCCTACCTGAGGGTTTAAAATCTCTCCCAGGGCGATGAAAGTGGAGTTGTCATTAAAAATATCGTCCGGGTCGTTTTCGGGAAATAAATCACCGTCTGGGAATGGCTCATCCTCGCCCTTGCTCGCGGCAGCGGCGAAACTCCCGATCATAAACCCGGATTCAGGCCGGTGGAAAATTATCTTTTTCAGCACCCCACGGATACTGATATTACCGTATGTTTTGGACATGGTTTATCATCTCCTTAATTGCGTATTGGCATGGCCCCATCGGGATTTGCTCGTACCCCTCTGGCGTTAAATGTATCAGTTCCCGCCGGTATTCCCGCGCTTCCGGGAAATATCCCTCGGTCTCGATAATCATTTGGTACAAACTGAGCTGCAACTCGTAATGCGTGATGTCGCAGTCCTGTAAATATTCGATCGGCGACAGCCCTCTTTGGTAAAAATTAGAGTAGGACAATTTCTTATTCTGTTTCCAGTCAAAAATTATCAGATCTTTTGCGCGATGATCGAACATTAACAGGTCAACGGTTCCGGCTATCCCGAGGGCCGGGCTGAAAATAATCACCTCGGCCCCCACGAACTGATACCGACGGAGCAGTTTAAACGCCGCGGCATTGACTTGTTGAAAAAGCTTTTCGTTCCGGTGGGAGATAGGCGCCGGCAACAACGCCTTTGGGTAATGCATCATGAGCGCTTCGGCGTAGGCGTGGACATTGGTCCCTTCGTCCCGGCCTCGATCGCCCTCGGCCTGCCACTCGGCCATAATTTCTTCCGGGCCCCGGCCGGAATATTTTGAGTTCATCCCGGACGAACACGTTCTCGCCATTTTCTCAGCATCGAATTTCGGGAAAAACGACCCGATGAATTGAGTAGCGGATCGGTACGGCTGCCCATCCGAGTCAATATACCGGTGGTCATCGGCTGTGAAGGTTATCGACTTCCCGGAGGGGTTATACGCTATTCTGTTCATCGGGCTCATTCCTTTTTTTTCATGCCCCGCAGGGCTATCAAATCCCGGAAAAATCAACCTCTTTCAGATTTGCAGTTTCAGCATAATCCCAGCCATCCCATGCCACTCGGACGTTTTTCCGGGTCTCTCCCGTGGTTTTATCGGTCCACCGGTTCCATTCCGTGGTGACTACAGCCTGTTTTCCGATAATATCAACCCCCCATGCGCGAGTGGGGATGTTCAGCGCTGATCCTGTAATTAATCCCAGTTTTTTAGCGATGAACAACCGGCGCCGCTTCATGGCATCCTTTTCTTTTGGGTGGGCCATGTTCACGGCCTCATTAATTTTCTGGCCTGCGAATTGTAAATTAGCTTTGACCTTTTCATCACCTTCAACCGGCATCCGCTTCATGACCGTTTCACCGTTGCGTTGCACTGGTTTGCCATCATCTCCGATCACCGGTTTTTCCACCTCCAACACGTCATCAATCCGGATTTCCAGATTCGCTGCAACGCAAGTATAAGCGGTCATCGCATTTTCACGGGCGATGCTTTTGACAACCGTCACCAGAAACTTCCCCACCGGCGACTGGTTAGATAGATCTTCAGACGCCGCCAAATCTTCGGCTGTCACGGTTTCATCCACTGACAGTGTATTCCAATCAAGGTCAATCGTTTTCTTCTCAGCCATTTTCTTTAATCTCCTAAGTTATTGTTTTTTTTGTTATTTGTTGTTGCACTGATTGAGTTAAATTAAAAAGGAATATCTTCTAACGCCTTTCCAAGCAGGTCAATAAAATACTCCGCTTGTCGTTCTGTCATCTGCACAGCGCTTGCCAGTGGTTTCCCGTCCTCGCCGGTAAACCGCGCCACTGAATTTTTCCAAACCTCAGCGGTCCAGCCTTTGGAATCCAGCAATTTCTTGATTTTGACAATCTCAATTTTCTGAGTTGAGGTCAGCATTGACCCGGATGCCCAGGCAAAACCGGTTTCTTGTTTTTCTGGCGACGATGTCTTCAATGCCGGATCGTCTCTATCTTCTCCTGGTTCAAGCCCGCCGGCGGTGGAAGCGATTTGTGTCGGCGCGTCAAGGTCAATAATCGGCGGGGTTTGGTCAACAACTATATCAATCTCACCCGCGGCTAATCGTTTTGCGACTGCCAATAAATCATCAATCGGCAGCGTGCCATTAATTATCTGCCCAGGAAATTGTTTCCGCATGGCGTTGACGACATCGATCTGTTTCCCGACTTTTGCGACTTCATCAATCACCATGATCCTCGGATCTTCACTGTTTTCGACCTTGGATAATGGGGTATCCGCCGTCGCCGGCGGGGTCAGTTTCGCGGCAAGCCTTTCCACCGCCATGGCAACGTAAACCGGTTTATTGGCGGATGAATCCTGAACGGCGCCAGGATAATGCTTTTCCAAAAACAGCAACAAGTCGGCCTTGCACAGTCGCCCGGCATACCCAATCGCTTTTTGCAGGTCGGTAGCCGACTCAAGTTTTTCAAAAAGTTCCGAATCTTTAACGGCCGGCGTAAATCCCGCTTCTTTTTGCTCTTGAACCGGTACCTGTTCCTGCACCGGTTCAGGTTCCTCTTGGCTCGCCGCAGGCGGCGCGGTCTGCTGTTGCATGACGTAAGCCCCAGGCGCGAACTCAGCAACAAACTCATCCTCCTCCGACTCCGGCACCACGACCCCGCCGCCAGCCGCGCGAGCTTCAGCCTCAATCTCATCCATGCCGAGCAGAAATTGTTTTTCGTCTTGTAACAATCGGAGAGTTGACTGCCGAAGCTGATCCATGGTTCCACGGTAACAAATTGATACCACCTGTACCGTGGTCGGCGACCCTGACGGGGTGATGGTGGATTTATTGGAGACCACCAGCATCAAGGGGATACCGGCAATGTGCCCCTTAGTCGCGGCCTTGATCAAGTCGATGCCGCCCAAAATGCCCATGACCGAATTAATGCTGGTTGTCCGGAAAATATGCACCTGGCCGAATAGATTTGCAGCGTCAATGACGCATGTGAGCGCCCCGTTTGGCTTGCATTTATCGTCCCCGGTATAATCGGCGGCGAGTCGCGGACACGGGCACGGTCGGGAGTTCTTAAAATCATCAAGCCTTGACCAGGACTGAACCCCGTCACCGTAGCAGGATAACTTGCCCTTGACATAGCTTGCGTACCGGGTCGGAAAATTTAGCTCGGTATCCTCATACAGCAACCGAATAGGAATGCCTATCAGGTCCCCGTTTTTGTTGATGATGCCTACTTTTTCATCCTTGATTCGGTTCATGAGCGCTTCGTCCGGCACATAATCCCCAGCCGCGTCACGCTCCGTGGTCGTAATTAAAAAATGGTCCAATCGGGTCGGCATCCGGAAAACCGTGCCGGTGGAAGACGTGGTTTCCGCGCCCTTCTTGCCGATCTTGATTTTTCCGGCCTCGTTTAATTTTCTGGGAAGGTTTTTGATTTGCATTACTTCATCTCCTGTTTTTTGCATGTTTGATAAAAAGTATTTAATTCAAAAATGACTTCTGGTTCTAAATAAATTGTATCAGTAGGTAATTTATGTGAGTTGGCCCGCAACTCAAGGCCAATTCCATCCCAAACCGCATAAACGCCATCCCCCAAATATGTCGCTTTCTCGGTCAAGCCGCACCTCCTTTTCTCATTCTACCAGTCCGGCAATTAAAGCCATCTGGTAGAGGTTCCAAGTAATTTCGCAGTCTTTTCCACAATAAATCCCGATTTCTTCAGTGAAACCAGCATCCCAATATTGTTGTACTAACGCACCGTCAATCCCCTCGGTTTTGTGGTCTTTCAGAAATAACTTTGCGAAGAAGTCCAGCTTACCTTTTGCAAACTGCCCCTCACCGGCGAGCACCGGCCGTAGGTCGGTATGATTCCCGCCGGGGTGATTGTACCGGCCCGAGTCAATGGAAACCGATGGCCGAACCCCGTGGGCCATGCCGTGCAGCAACAAACAGCGCATGTCGAAGGCCCGGCCGTTGAAACTGACGAAATGGTCAAAACCTTCAGCGACATCCCACCATGCTTCCAGCAATTGTTTTTCCGACTCGATCCCGGTCAATATGATCTGCCCAGGCCCTTGCTCGGAATACCACCCCGCACAACAGATGATATTCGTCAAAGGGTCAAGTCCCATTTCTTCCCGCTGGGCTTTCTTTTTTGACTCGATGTCAGCGGAAATCTTTTCAGGATCTTTGAACGTTTTGTTCGCCACAACTTCCGGCATGATATTGATACATGTCGGGTTTGCGATGGTTTCAAGGTCGAAAACTAAAATTTTCTTTTTCATTTTGGTTGCCTATCCTTTATCTGTTCACGATACCAGCAGTTAAAAACTCGTTTTGCATTTTCAGCGCAGGAGACTGCTGTGTTTGTAAACCCGCGCTGAAAATTATCAGCGCATTGATCGAGCCAACGGCTCATCTTCGCCCGGACTTCCGGCGGCATAGCGCCTTTGATTTTGCCATCATTATTCATCCTGACGTTCCTCCATTACCTTCTCGGCGGAGATCTCACCACCAGACCATAATTCAATTGATCTGGCCAAAGACATCGACACCCGCGCCCCTGACAATAATTGACTCATCCATGGGGTTGTTATCCCCAGCTTTTGGGCAACATCCCCGAGGGGCTGCCCGGTCCTAACCGCAAATTCTTTTATGTACCGCCGATCTTTCATTTGTTACCTCCATTTTTTAATTCAGGGTATCGCAAGAATTTTTAAAAGTCAATGAAAGTTTTTTATTGACAACGCAAACCTTTTTTCATAGTATCCAATCATCAGCCAGACGCACCCGCCAGAACGGAAACGTGAAACCGGGGCGCTGATACCAGCCGCCGATAATCGCCAAACGGCAAATTGAGGCGGCAACCGTCAAGAAAAACTTGTCAGTTATGCCGCAAAACTTACCAATAATGGAGGGGATCATGGGTAAAAAAGTTATCTGGAAGTTTGAGCTACCACTAACGGACGGTGGGGATATATTAATGCCCGATGGCGCGGTCTTGCTATCCGTTCAAATGCAATCCGGAGTACCTGTGTTATGGGCGATCGTTGACCCTACCGGCGAACCGAAAGCCCGAAGATTTTGCTTTATCGGCACCGGGCATAATTTTAATGATGTAAATCTAATCTTTGTTGGCACAGTTCAGCAAACACCTTTTGTCTGGCATTTATTCGAGATACTTTAACAATTAATTCAATCACCCAACCCCACCACTCCACACGGTTCGCCACCGATATAGTACCGCGGCCGGGGAAGGGTATCCATAACAATGGCCGCGCGAAGGGCGGCGCCCCCGGAAACTGATGGGTCGGCTACCGGGGGCGCGAACCTTTAATCAATGGAGGCATGAGACATGATCAAGCGAGAAATAGATATCTCCGTAACACTGACAGTTGAGGAGATTGCGGCAGAGTTTATAGATATGGATGAATTCCAGATGTCTGTATTTTTCAATGAGGTTTCACGGCTTTCAAGTATGTGGGGAAAACCGTTTTGTTTCCAACTCCAGGGTCTCACCGATTGCCAGTTGTTGTCGGATGGCGGCAGGCGTATCATGGAGCAAATTGGTGAATATTCCGCTAAAAGCAAGTATTAACTGTATCAGCCTTTAACAGAATGGAGGATATTGAATGTGGAAAAGTGGCAGAAAATCAACATCTGGAAACGTGGGCATTGTAGGGTTGTTGCTATCCGTTATCGTCGTCGGATTGGCCGCATGGATTATTATCGTGACGCATCCGGCGAAGGTGCAAAGCCGGCCAAACTGGAACTATCCGCAAACGCTGGGAAGGTGACACAATGAGGTCCACCGAAATTGGCACTGTTGTCAGATGTCAAGAAAGAGATTACAAGGTCACGGAAATAGACGTTGAATATGGATGGGTGTCCGGTGTCGTCAGAAGAAAAGACGGGTCGTTCGGAACCGGTAAGCGGAATCTATATAATCAATGGTCTCTGAATGAAACAGCACCAACCGAAATTGCCCGGCTTCGCGCCGCCGCCGAATTGAGGATTTAAATGAAAAGATGGAGATCCCCAGAAGCAAAACCAGGGGAGATTAAAGTCCGATATGGCAAGCTGCAACACGACGCACCAGACATTTGTTATGCTTGGGGTGAAGGTACATCGAAAGCGGATACCTATCTTCTACACTATATTTTTTCATCGGTACGCTTCCGACCGGGCAGTTTTGAGACCGACATAAGTTTATACGATGAGCTTGAAAAACGCGGGTATGATTTGGAAACCATAAAATTCAGCATCCAAAAAAAGATAAGGCCGTAATGAAACAGATCAAACTCCCAGGCTTCGCGCCGCCGCCCGTCTCTCGTTGCCGGGTGTGCGGGCGGAGGCTTACGGATGCAGAATCGATCTCCGCAGGCATCGGGCCGAAGTGCAAGGCGGCTGAGGATGCCAAGGAAGAAGCTTATTTAAAGGAAATATCAGGATTTAACATAATAACCGGAAGAGACATCAACCGGCTTTTGGGGATTATCGAAAGGCTAAAACAATGAATAACAGCTGCGAATGCTCGACGTGGGCGAGGACTGAACCGCCATTATTTACAGAACACCATCCACGGTGTCAGAAATATGAAAAAAAAATGATCCGGGTATGGACGGTTACCCCTGGTGTTGGCCTCTCCCCCTGCACAGAAAGAGACCTTGGTGCCGTGATTGAATGGATAAGACCGGGGGAAACAATAAAAATCGTTGTCAGAGTGATTGACGAGGCCGTTTACAACGAACTGCCTGAATATGCTGGACCGTAATATGATAACCAGAAAAATACGTTGCCCGGTGTGCCGGAAAGCGCCCATTCGATACGTAGAATTCCACTCCTTCTACATCACATTCTCCGTTGATGAAAACAGCAACCCAGATATTGATAGTGGAATAGGAGAGCCGGGGATACCTGACGGTGTTAAAGCACGGTGTAAATTTGGGCACTATTGGGTTTTACGTGGAGTGTACCAAATAACTGATCTGCTGGAAGGAGAGAAATGAACGACAAGATAATATTTGAAGACGACCAGGAATCAGCGACCTACCGCACGGACATATCGGGCTGGGTTGACGCGAACGGGTTATATTTTGGTGATAAGGAACGGACGGCACGGTATTCCGGTTCAACGCATCGGCGTTGCGAGAAGTGCGGGCATGTTTTCAAGAAAAACGCATACTGCCGGCCATGCCGAGAAGAGATCAAGAAAGCTCAATTCCTCGCCATGCCGAAGAAAAAATGGGACGGGTCTGGTTGCGTGTATTCCCTCACGGACGATAAGTATTTTTGGAGCATGGATGAAGTCGACGATTTTTGCTACAACGAGGGGCTTGATGATGATTTAGGAGTAATCCATCGTGAAAAATTGGAACTCGTGATCTGTGAACCAATTTACGCCCGTGAAATCCCGGAAGATTTTTATTACGATGATCTTCCAGAAGATTCTTCGTTGGAAGAGGCGAGCCCAGAATTGTTTCAAATAGTGAACAATTTCAACCACGTAATCCACGAAGAGCGTATTATTCTATCTTGGCAACCTGGCAAATTTGCTGTGGAGTGCGAATGACGAGGCCGGAGCTTGAGCGGTGTCTGATATGTGGGGGAAAACTGAATCACGACGAGCGGCGCCAGGGGTGCTACTGCCAATTTAATCCATAGGTAGGCGCGGCTCGACAATTTTATGTCCAGTTCGGCCGGGATATCCAGAAAACGTTCACCCATGACAGAGCCGCTGAAACTATGTTTTTAGACCAAGATTATCAATCTCCTTCTGACACTCATCGAGGGTCGCGCAAAAAAGTACTAAGTCCTAAGGCATAAACGCCCGCCGAAATTCGAATACGAAATCGAAGAGGGGTCATTCGGAAGCCAAAAGAACGCGCCCGCGCGCAGGCCGTAAGACGCATGCCCGCCACGAAGGACTATCCGCCACCCAATATCAGGATTGTCGTTAAAATAGGTGTAATAATAATCAGATAGCCCAGTAGAAGAACTCCCTCCGGCTACGCCACCAGGTAAAAAAAGCCCTTGCGTTGTAGTAGAGATCGTTCGCTCATAGCCATCGGTTTCAGCGAGCAAGCCCACCAGATCGTAATTAGTGTCAGTATCGCTGGCAAAATTAGCCGGGTCAGCGCAAACATAGGCACGTGATCTGTCTGCTGTTGAATTGTGGACATTGAATCCATCCACGAATTGCCAGATATGTCCCCAGAAATTCTCTATGCCAAACAGATTGACATATTGGTTAATTCTAATGCAGCGCCATAACACCGTCCCGTCTGCTGTGTCGTCTCCTATTGTTGTGCCCCATGGCGCGGGCTCGCCGACATCGGTCGTTCCAGCTTGTACGACCTCGTAGGTATAATTGTTAGCGCTGGTCGGCGTACATAACGCGCCCAAAGATTTTGCTCCAGAACTCCAAACCGGCACCGCTGCGCTGTTATTACCGTTGGCATTCCCGATAGAGTTGCTATTCCCGGTCAACGCTTGCGGCAAACCAGGCCATACCGCATACTGATCAATACCTCGGCCAACAACAGCCTGTGAATCCATATCGGCGTATTGAATCACCATCAATCGCTGGATGAGGTCATCCGGCCAAAAGGATTCTTGATGCCAACCGGCCCCCCGTGCCGCTGCCGCTGTCCTGAATTGGTCTATGGTTTGGTTAACCGTTGGGAGCACTCCAGATATTGAACAGAGTTTCCCGCCGGTAATGTACCCTTCGTAAGCTCCGACATAAACTTTCCCGGATGCCGAAGAAAACGCCGGATGAAGAGAATATCCGGGCAAAGGCACTTTGGCGATACGCCACGAATGCACAGGGTCAGCCCAAGCATATTTGATGTAGACGGGGTCAAACTCGCTCATCACCTGCCCGTCAGTACCATCAAGCACCGCCGCCCCACCGTCAGTAATATTGACAGTCGTGTCGTTCGGATCGCAGTAGTAATTAACGGTTTTGTTATCTGCTACGAGGCATCTCCTGCCACCGAACGGAAACAAATAGTCAGCGGGTTTTACGCCAAGAGCCGTTTCCGTAAACGGAGGATACCCAAGCCTGGTATATGCATCCGTTGTCTGGTTCCAGGCAACGCCGTATTCCGCAGTGTACCCGCCGCCACCGTTGCCGCCAAGATCGGGCTTTAGTGTAAGATTCATCCCGCCCATTATTTTTTCCTCTTGTCAACAAGACCCTTTTCAATACAGAGATCATCTACGACTTTTTTTGCTGTCATTTTTGCGATTTTCCCAAGTGCAGCAAGGGTGCTCTCAAAAATGATCTCAGTACCAGGTGGCACCGCAACTTTGCTTTTTTCTGCCACTTCAATTTCTCGCACTTCGCCATCAATAATCTGAATATGCACCATTATCGCACCTCGTTAAATATTATTGTCCATTCATACTCATCCACCATAGACCAGATAATGCCCATTCCCGTCGATGAGTCCGATGCTTTATAATCACCGGAAGGGGGCGCATTTTCTCCTCCGATATTGATAACAGGATACGGCTGGAAAAAATGAATAATGTTTTTATATATAGATTTCAGGATATTATCAACTTCCGTCCGATCCAATTTTTGATTGGACAAGTCGATTTCTTCAACAGCTTTCACTGGGATCTGTTTTGCATCATTTCCAGAATAAATAAAAATAGCTTCATTCCGCCACATTTTTTCAACGGCTTTATCCTCTTCAACCCGGTCAAATTGCTCAAAATTGAAACGGAAGATTGTGCAATTCCTTGACTCTTGCGTTACTGGCAATTGTTCACAACTTTCTTCGATCATTTATTTTCCCCTGTTCTCCGGGTTCCATTTGCAATACCGGCAAATTAGATTTTTGTAACCATTTTGGCAATCTACAACACAAGTATTGCAGGGTTCCGGCCTGTTTGATTTTCGGTACCCTTTTAAGTAGCAATTTCTTAATTCAGTCGTCGTGCGCGTCACCATCATCCGGCCAATCATCTTTGATCCACCCGAAAAAATCGACTATTTTAAATTCCTCTCGTAGCAACGTCGTTAATCTCTTTCAGTTCTCGAAGCAATTTCAAAAGCCTCTTCCTCGATTTCTCGATCAGTTTCGCGTTGCCTAAGCCAATCTTCATAGGTGCCGCACCTCCCTTCGATCCATCGGTCAAGGTCTCGCAATCGGCAGTTGTCTTCAAAGATTTCCTTCCTTGTTTTATCCTTTATCGGTTGTCCGCATGTTGGGCAGTTCATTCCCACAGGTGGCCTCGACCTTAATATATTGTTATTGTAAATGGAAGTTGCTCTATTGAGAACTCGTCGGATTTCTTCGCGTTTTTGTTAATTCTTATCGAAGCCCTCTTATTTTCGCGTTCTTGGCAAATGCATATAGAGCCACCCAATGTTCCTTTTGGCACGGTTTGGTTCTGGTGCTCGTAATTAACTAAAACCATTATTTTCTCCTTTCAATGTAATCCTGTAAAATCGGTCCGAGAAAGGGTTTATTAAGCGCAGCCTTGCATTGCCAACATAGAGCATGCCGCCGCTATCGCCACCAGAATAGCCAATATAAATATGAGAGTCGTTTTCATGTGATAATTCCCAAAAACACTGTTTGGTCGCAAGGGTCACATCGATGCTGCGGCTTCTTTACTTTCACCACTCCCAGATTGTGGTTGTCCTGCATGTTTTACTCCAGGTGCCCATATTTCTATCTGATTCCTATTTTCATCGTCTTTTTTGCGCCAGTTGTTCCATGCCGCCCAACCTAAGCAGCGTAAAACCTCATGAGCCGCCCAGTTCATCGGCCACATGCCGTTAATAGCGTCGCCTTCGTCCATGAACATTTTGTCCCAGAAACTCCGTGACTCGTATGGTTTGTATGAAGAGGTGCGAAAAGCTTTACGGATATCATGCTCATTAACAAGATTTGATTGCATCTCCAAAACTTCATAAAAATTGTCGAGCCGTAACAGGCACCCAAACCGATAAGCAAAGTCGTGCAGGTCGCCGGGGATAAGCATTATTCCGTCCGGATTAATCAGTGGCCAAAACGGTCTGGGTACTGAAGCCCCGTCAAAGGTGAAACCGTATGGAAGCAAGATACAAGTGCCGTCCAAGAGCCGGTAAATAAAATCATCCGTGTGCCGCCAGAAGGTCGGGACTGTTAGGAAATTCCATGCCGCGCGATACCATGGGAGGCCCTTAGTTTTGGGATGAATCGGTGAGAGCGATGGCATGTCTGGATATAGAATCATTGTGCTTCTCTCAGTGTTTGTAATTCTTCAAAAACAGCATTATCTTCATCCCGACGATATGGGTGGTGAACACCCTCGCCTGACCGCCGGCGCTCTAAATAGTCAAGCCGTGTCGCTATTTTGGATAAGTAAGCGCTCAGCTCGCTGAAAGCTTTTGTCTGCTCTCTCATTTCTTTGATCACTTCCGCAAATTTCTTATCGCCCCTATCGAGGTCCGCAAGAAACCCGCGTCGAATCTCATCACATAGTGCTGTATCCTGTTTGTGTTCAAGCCGTTTATCGACTTCGCTTTTATTCGCCCGGATCATCCACACCAGTATTCCAAAAATAACCCCCATCAGTGCTTGGACGATTGTTAAGATGTACAGAAAAACATGAACTACAGCGTCATTTTGCATTATTTCCGGCCCTCATGCTCTAAAGAGTAGTGGTTTCCATCCCCGAACCGCCCTCCCCAGGCTCCCCCCATCGACTCCCACTCTTCTCCGAGGGGCTGGTGGTCAGACGTTTTTTGCAAAAACACACCGTTTTTAAACAGATTTATATCCATGGCGAGTTTGTCTTTATGTAGAGATTTCGCTTTTCCGGTTTTGCAGTCCTGGCACCTGAGAGCATGCCCAAGTCGGATTTGGTACCCCATTTGATACGCGCGGATTATCAATCGCGCGATCATCAATGTAAATTTTTCCTGTTTTTCTCCGAGCGTCATTTCGTGAGCCCCGTCAATCTGCTGCGGTCAATTCTGGGGTGGATGTGCGATTGAAACACGGCCAGTGGCGCGGTGTATCTCTTTTTAAAATCGCCCGTTTTGAAGTCGATGTCAACCAGAAAACACTTCCACCCGTCACTCCAACCTATAGTCCACAAATAGATTTCTTTTCTTACCCCATTAGCTTTCTCACTCCCGCCCCACCGAAAGCACATGAAGAACAGAAAATTCGAGTGTTGACAGTCTACATGATATTTTTTCCCAACGACATGAACAGAGATTTTAACGACTTTCTCCCACTCCACGTGTCTCCAATTGATAACGCGGGAATCCATTACCCGCCCATCGGCAAGATGGTATTCCTGCCATCTGTTTCGATAAATTGAGTCAAGGTGTAATTGTTTTTGCATAATACCTCAACTATAACTGTACTTTAGACTCATCTGTAATTCATAACCAGCGTCAGCGCCCTTGTAAATCCCCGTCGTTTCGTTATCAGCGATTGCCAGATAGATGGCGAACATCACCTCATCATCAGATGTTGTTGAGAGAGCCATGCTCGTGCCCTCATCAGATGGCCAAAGGTTTTGGCTCGGTTCTGCCTCCGGCATTGTGGCCCACGTGTAGCTGGCAACGACAGCATCGGCGATATAGTTTTCAGTACTGCTTGGCGAAGCCTGGTCGGCACCGGACAGCGGTTTGAGTTTCACGACACTCCCCGCCTGATCAAATCCAATCGAGCTCATCCACACCTTGAACGTTTCCACAACGGTATTTCCACCATCCGCTGTCACATCCCACAGAATTGTTTTGACCCCGGAGTTGGCAGCCCCGGAAGAAATATCTATGGTTCCGTAATCCACCTCACTGCCAGCTCCAGTAGCCACAACCGAAGACCCAGCGATAGCAGCAAGCCTCTCTGCTGTCGTGTCAATGGCTGTAGCTGCTGTGCTCTGAGGGATTAATCTAAATCTTGTTGTTGGTGCTGCCATAGTTTTTACTCCTTACATGCATATCCAAATTTTTGGTTGGCTGGCGCTACTCATTTCTTTGTCAAACTCCTCGCATTGATAGGGTGAGGACGCCCTACCTCCAAGCAAAAGCCCAGCATTCGCAGAGCCCGCGCCCCCGTGCGACTCAGTGCCGTTAACTATGTCCCCTTCTACAGAAAATGCCGTCCCGTCCCAGGAATACGTTTGTTTTGTAACGACCCCTGTGCTATCAAGAAGGCCCCCAAAAATTATCGAGTTATTTTGACTGCCACACCCGGCAAAAGAATACCTTCCGCTTGGGATATCACCCCCAGATACAACTGACCACGCCGCACCGTCATAGATATCCGTTGAATATACGCTGTACGTTATCCCTGAGACAGTATATCTCCCCCCAAAAATAACAGCAGATATCTGCGTACCCGCGTATGCCCCTCTCCCCCGGCTGATTGATAGGCCCCCACCAGTAGACCATACAGACCCGTCAAACTTTTCAAACGTATTTTGGGCTGCTGGATAACCACCATCTTGGGCACCTATCGCCAGCCCAGCCACTTGAACACCAACCCCACCAGTATATGTCCTATATGTAGCCATATTACCAGCGAAGCTCCAAGCGGTGCCATCGGATGTTTCTGAAGACTTTTTTCTGGTAGGCCCAGGGACAATCCCCCCAAAACAAACAGCCGCATCCATAGCCCCAAAAGCACCATGCTCCATGCGCCCAGTAGGATTTAATGATGGCCCGTTCGCGAAAGCTGTTCCATCATAATTCTCAGTCTTCAATAACGCCCCGGTAGACCCGTAACCAGCAATCACCACCCCCGACAGTTGCGATCCTATCCCCGCACAATCTTCGTGTTTTGCTACGGTGCTCCCGCCCATAGACCAAACACCAGCCATCACCCAGCTCCTAATTTACTTGCCATTTCGGCAAGCCCAAGAACGTTTCGAGCATCCGCAATTGCGGTGTGTTCGTTAACCATCCGGGCTTGATTCGCAAACCGAATTTGCATCGCTTCAAGCTGGTGAGCGTCCACATCCACATCGCCGTGCTTCAGATGTGGGAGCAGTTCAGCCTTTATATCCGACCACTCTTTAATTTCCCGAATACGATCCTTTGCAGTGCGCTCCATCTCCATGGCCATGAAAAGCTTCCGCTCGATTTCTACTTGTATAAGCTCTTGCTCGATATCATCTTCTTCTCGCCCGAGTTGGCGTCGTGATTTTCGAATCTCTAAAGCGTTTTTCCGAAACTCATATGAAAGCATGACAAGCTCTGTAAACATTACGTTCTGCTCACGTACAGCTTGCCAGTATTTTGAGTCCCAAGTTGGGCACTTCATATCATTGGTGACAGAGACTTTCATTTCCGTTTTTGTCCGAAACCGCTGGACAGTATCCATTGTGTGGATCAGCTCTTCTTTCATTTCTGTCAGAGCCAAAAAATCTTCGGTCTTAATTATTGACGAATCTTTAATTATTTCAAGCCCATTCATCATGTGAAAGTGCTCTCCTTTATAAAAGTTATTGTCCACGAAAAATCTGCAAGGGTGGTGTCATTGGTGGCTGGACCCCATATATATAGAGTGTCGTCAACGGCAAAACTTACAGCAGACGCAAAAGATATTGTCGCGGAGGTTCCAGCCGCCGCAAACGTCGCGGTACCTATTGAGGTAGACCCTTTTTTTATTGTCCACACTGACTCAGCTGTTGCCGCAACACCGGCATCAAGGCAGGACCCAACCATGTCGGCGGGGATATGCACCGGAATTTTAAATTTATGGCAGAGCAGCCGGTAAGTAGCCGTCCCAGGAACACCGTTAAACATGCCTCCTATTACATATTTTGAGATCTCTTGGACGGTTAATTCCACAGACTCTTGTGTATCGTCCTCGTGCGTGACAGTCCCAACAAGCGTACCCGGGCCATTGATCTCAGTTGTATCTTCTTCTGGGTCTGTTGGATCATCAATCGTCAAATCATCAAATAACCGGACATCATAAGTCCGGCCAATAATGTTAAAACTTTTTGAACGGTTCATCGTGATTTGCTCGATCAAATAGTCACCGTAAACTCCACCATCGTAATCAGTGTAGCACCAAAACCGATCCCCGCGCCGGGCAGTTTTCGCTTCCGGCCCGCAAGTGATATCAATTTTCGGATCTGAGTAAATCTCTTTGTTGACGATATTCGAGAGATATTTTTTTGCCGTCACGGTTCTATTTACCGCTCTCAGTTCGATTGTGGTATCTGTTCCGTAATCCTCTACCGCCTGCTTTTCAATTTCGTAGTTAAAAGCCTTCCCATCCATGTTCTCGTAAAATCCATACTGCAATTTTACAAGCGCTTTGGCTTGAGATGCGGGTGTATCATACTTCTTATTTATTACGCAGTTCTTATAAAACCCATCATTGTACCCGAAATAAAATGAGACGTCCTTGACTATATCCACGGATACCGTCCACTTCCCGTTGTATTTTCGGTACGGTGTTACAGGAGAATATTTTAAAATCTCATCAAGCCAATCGCCAGCGCGTTTCTGCGTACCACCGATGTTGATTGAGCACCAGTATTTAAAATCCGCTGTAGTGGTTGTCCCTTCAAGCTGAATTAATTTTTGAATCAATCCAACTGAGGATGTTAGATCAACGCCGTAGGGATCTGCTATCCCGTGTGGGCTGCCAAGCACAGTGTGAAGAGCATCAAGGATGTGGGAAGAATCCCCAATCCCTGTAGCTCCAGCGCTTGCCCAGCCAAAACCGTCCACATCTGCAAAGATTTGGATATGGTTCCCGCCGTAATCAACCTGCTCCTCAGTAAACCTAATTACAAGATATCCTGGATATGTAGTATTATTTAGAAATGTGTATTCTGAAGAAGGTACTATTTTTGTTCGATACACCGTTGTCGGTAGCGAGGTTCCATAATACCCGACAACGTAATCGTACTCGTCAGTTGTTGTGTCGTTTTTGCAGTTTGGGCAGGGTATCCTTAAGCATGGCCCAAGCGGCATGTTGATCGGTTTCCCGCGATCCTCTTGTATGGCAGTGGTATGACACATTAAGGATACAACATCTTTTGGCAGTAATTGATTGAAAACAGCATCGTCGCTGTTATTCAGATTCAGAGTTATGCCGGTATCATCCCACTCGCACGAATCAACTTTGCCAAAAAAGTCGATCATATCATCGTGAGCCTCGCCAGAAATTGGATCGTAATTGGTCAGTCGAGCCCATTTCGTTTTGAGGTTGTATGTCTCCGCAATCGTTGCCATGGAAAGATCAGTCGATAATCCCCGCCCGGCATTTTTTATCGTGATAGAAATAGAATTTGAACGCTCAATCCCATACTGAATATCTTTGAGCGCTTCTTTTGTCGTTGGCCACACAAGCCCAGATAAATACTCGTTTCCAAGCTCATCAACATAATAGCTCGTGGCGTACCTGAGCACGATTTCTGTGCTTATTGTGAGCTCGAAAATGGCTACCGGGATTGGATGCTGCTTGACGTTTACGGATATTAGAGTCCGGAAATCTAAAAGATCAGTATCGGTTTCATAAACTTTCGCCTTGAGATCAAGCAAGTCTACGGCGTCGTCTGAGATCCTGGTTTTTAAATCCAGAAGATCTACAGCGTTGTCGGAGATTCTTACTTTAAAATCGAGAAGATCTGTCACCTTACTTGTCCTCTAACATGTAGGCTTCTTTGATTTTTATCGTGTTGCCGACGATACCGGTGTATGCAAACCGAGTCGTTTCAATCGAATCATCCCTAACACACAGGTATGCATTCGCGGTATTCCCTGCATTTTCGTAGTAAATAAACGGCAAACTCATGTCGATTTTGTTCGCTGTCCATAACTCCGACTCATCATCCGTTGACCGGTTACCGAATACAAGATTCCCTTCCCACCGAATCTCTTCTCCTGTTGAAATTCGTTCATTTATTGAAGTGTTGAAAAAATGCTTCCCAGTCTGTCCGTATCCGTAGGCCATGTTGTGGGATAGCGTCGTGTACGTGGACAAAAAGCAAACTGTCCCGACTTCCCATTTCGACGTGTAATCTCCAACTGCTGTTGTTCCAGCAGGAATGTAAACTCTCAAATACTGGTAATTGAAAGCCGTTAACGGAATAAATATTTGGTATCTTCCGGTAATTGCATTTGGTGAGGCTGTTAGATCCGTTCCGGAATAAGATGGCGCCCCCCATGCATCAGATGCGTGCCCTTGGATTTTTACAGAGTTAAAATTCACATCGTTCAAAAAAATCCCGAGAAGGGTTTGAGCCGCGCCAAAATTAAATTTAAGCAGATAATCTGTGGCCGTCACATCATCCGCTCGGAACCGCCGCTTCAGGTTCCACCGGTCCATAACATTCGCCTTCGCGTAGCCAGATGCTTGCGAGCGCGCGGTTATATTGGCATCCGCAACGTCAACGAACGAATTTGAAAGAATGATGTTGCCCATCAGCGACCCCTCGAAACGGTTTGAACCGCTACCCTTGCAGGCCCTCTTGATAGCAACGCGGGCAGCCGCCGCTCAAGCTCGCTTACAGCGTTACGAGCTACCTCGTCGGACGAGTCTCCGTAGGCATTAATTGTTATGTAAACGGTTGCTCCGCTATCGTTTTGAGTTGTCAGAGCTGCTTGCTGAGACGGGTTCAACACCACTTCGTTCGGGTGCAAAATAGCAAGCCCCCCTGAGCCTGTCCACCCTCCCTCATCATATTTTGGGATGTCTGAAAGCCCAGATGTATTCTCAGCAATAATTTTGAGATAATCGGTTTGCTCGTACTGTAGTTGATACTCGGATTTCATCAAATCTGAATACGCGAGAAGCTCATTCAGCCCGCCAAGCACTGTTGAGTATTCCCCTTGATAAGCGCTCGACGGCCTCTCGTACGCCTCTTGGGAGAGCGTAAGCTGCCCACCATAAAGGTCTTGAAGTTTTTGAATCGCTAAAGCCTTTTCTGCGTCGCTACCCAACCCGCCGAGATACCCGCCGATGGACTGCCCACCAAGCATGTCTGATATTGCGCCCTTCTGGATGCCAAGCCGCTCAAAAATATCTGCCTGATTATCAGAGCTGGTTTGCATTCCGAGAATCTGATCACGGAGAGAATCAGACAAATCCGAAAACATATCCCTGGATTGCTCCGCTGTTTCGGAGAGGGAAGCGAGAGCATCGTTCAGCGTATTGACCTCGCCCATCAATTCCGGCGCCGTCATCCCCAAGACATCAGCAAATTTCTCAAAATCTGCAAAAGTCATGTCAAGAAAGGGCTTCACGCCGTCCTTGTAGAGTGCTGCCATGTCCCATTTCCCTGCCGAACCGTAACCGCCTCCCCACTTATATTCCTGCCCCATCTGGGTTAGCGAGATGTCGGAGGAGGACATCCCCCCAAGACCAAGCTGAAAACTGCCGTAACTTTTGATTGTCTCCATTCGGGCTGCAAGGTCAACGGCTTCTGCTGCGATGGTTTTCGCACCATCGAGGATGGCATCAATAAGAGTTTCCATGTCAGATTCTACCTGAGACACGGAAACCCCAAATTTATCAGCAACATCCTGAACAGCCTGCGGATCAGCCTGGAAAGCGTTGTAAGCCTCTGTGAGAGCATCCTTGTTGAGCATTTGCTCACGGGTGAGCCCGTACCTCTCCCCAATGATATCGAGGTTGTTTGTTGGTTCCCACTTACTTCTGAGAGAATCCACCCAATCGCTGATACTGATCAGTTCTTTCGCTGCCTTTTCGGAAGCATCATAAACGGCGTCAGCGGCATCGACCAAGCTCATCAACGCCACGAAAGCGCTTTTCCCGGCATCGGTCGAAAGGTCTTGCGCTTCAACCAGATCACGGAACCCGTCCCTGGTAGACGGCATAATCATCCCCAGGTTTAGCATGGATGCTGACAACTGACTGACAGACCACGATGTCTGCTCGGCTTCGCTGAAAAACGCGGTAAAATATCCTGATATGTTCGTCGTAAATGTTTCGAGATCCACCGCCATTGTCAACAAAGTCTCGCTGAATCTAATCGCCTCCATGGAGTTTGCGACACCGGTAAAGCCAACCCCGATGGCATCGAGAGATGCAAGGATGATCTCTTTATCTGTTACGAGGCGGGCCGCTGTCTCATACAGCCCTTCACCTACCTTCTGATATTGCTCGATCCCTGAAAAGATCGACTGGGCCGCATTGTCAGCGGCTGTTGAAATAACGTCCTGAAGTTTTTGGTTTATCTCTTCACCGGTAAGATCTTTAAGGTCTATCTTGCCAACCTCGAAAACAAATGCTTTTACCTGGCTTATTGGAGTCCCTAAAGATTCTCCAAGGCTCATAAGTGTTTCGCTTAACCCTAAAAATACTTGATCAAAAAGGCGCTGAATGTCGGCATCCGCCTCTCCAGTTACAGAAGAATCAGACCATTTTGTCTTCCCAAACCACCCGCCGGATTTTTTGGTACGATAATCTGCGTATGTGTTGACATCAATACCGCCTCCTGACATCAGACTCCCAATTGACGTATCAGCCAGCTGAAGACCAGCTTCGGTATTCCATGTTTTTGTGCTCCCGCCAAAAATACCTTCCGCAAGCGCTCCGCCTACGTATTTAGCAATCACCTGAGGAAGCCCCAACAGAAACATATTGGTAATATTTACGGCTTTACTTTGGGTATTAAAAAGAGCGTCGGATGCTTTCTGAATTGACGACATCCATGCTGATTCTGCCGACCCAATTGACGAAGAGTCAACACCCGTGAATGTTCCCCCGTTTCTAACGATAGAAGAAACAAGCCCTGTGATGTTGTTGTTCAGTTCAACCATTTCCTGCCGGATTTTCTGAAGCTCGGGGTATTCGTCAGAGTGAATATCCATCATGGTATCAGTTACGGTTGATATCGATTCGCTTGATGCCGTTATGTCACCAAGTACGGAACCATAATGATTTGTTGCCGTGGATTGTGTGGCTGATCCAGACGATCCACTGCCCCCGCTTACCGACTCACCGATTGACCCCAACAGCGCCCCCATTGCGGCAGCCATAGCAGCAATCCGCGCAAAAGCCGTGTAAGGATCACCAAGCCCCTGATTGGCGATGGCGGCCACGGCATTGACAACAGCGACCGCTTTTTGTGCTACCATCATAGCGTCTGACGCTTCTTGCCATTTTTTTGCGTCATCCGATCCTTCGGAATAGAGTTTACTTATCCCGGCAAACGCCGAATCCAAATCGCTGAATCCATCAGCGATATACTGAGTTTTATCTCTAAAAAGATCCTGCGCGAGCCTCGCTTCAGAGTCAGCGGCTTTCTTGTTTGCCGCCTCTTTGTCAAGCCCTGCCTTTATTTCTTCCTGCCGGATTTTTTCTATCCATTCAAGTTGGGCATCACGGTATTCGTTTTCAAAACCTTCCAAATCCTTATACAGCGTCATCTTGTCTTGCAGTAGCTTTTCAGCATCAGCGATGGCCTTTTTAACCCTGTCAGCGTCCCCCTTGATAGCCATAGCCTCACCATCGGCGATATTCTTTTCCATGGCATCGCTCGCGCTCTCCGCCGCTTTCCATGCCGCCAGCGAAGCGTATTTCTGCGCGATCATCGCGTCAACCGATTCGAGCCGCGCGCCGGTGAGACCTTTTTCCCGAGCCTCAAGGCGCTCTTTTGCCGCCTCGTCAAGGCCGATCATCGCGATCTCTTTTCCGAGGCTTTCAACGTAATCATCTTGGGCCTTTTTGATGCGCTCGGCTTCTGCGACTGCTTTTTTTTGTTCCGATGTAAGTTTGGTGGTTGCCTCAGCTGTGGCAATAGTTTTAACGGTTAAATCTTCTGTTTTCTTTAATGTTTCATCAAGTAGTCTTTCAAGTTCAGAATCAGACATAGACCCGTTTAAGGCTTTCTGCTTTGCCAAAATATCGTCAACAAGACGTTGCCGTTCAACAAAACCGAGTTTCGCAAATTCTGATAGGTCCAAAAGTCCTTTTGTTGCAAGTTCTGACGCTTGGCCCATGGTTCCAAAAATGCTTCTAAGCCCTGCATATTTTGCAAGCCCAGATAATTTTTCTATTACTGCGCCAAGGTTTGCCGCAAAGTCTTTGAGAGACCTCTGGACTTCAGGATCTTTCAGCGTGTCTGTGATGTTTTTTAAGGAGTTGTTAACCGAATCTAAAAACCCGGACTTTGCCATCTCAACTTTTAAATCTGTCCACGCTTCCTGAAACTTATTTGAGGCCCTTGTGGCTTCGTCAACAGCACCTGAATATCGTTTTGACAACACGTTAGCCAGTTTTGGAAGCGCGTCGCTTGCCAGAACTTCACCTTTCTGTAACATGTCATCGAGCTTTTGAGTTGATACCCCCATGGCTTCAGCCATCAGATTAAAAGCGCCCGGCAATCGTTCCCCCAATTGTTGCCGCAATTCCTCGGCTGAAACCTTGCCCTTGCTCATCATCTGTTGAATTGCTACAAGCGAACCACTCGTAGCATCTGCCGAAAGCCCGAGGGATGCCGCCGCCTTCGTCACAGCGACAAAAATATCACGCGTCGCCTGCCCTTGCAGTGAGGTTCCTTTTGATGCCGCCGAAATCCCCTTATACGCTTCGGCCAGAACATAAAAATTCTGACCGAGGTCGTCTGCCGCTTTTCGCAGGAACCCAAACTCCTTGTTTGCAAGCGCTGAAGAACCCTGAATCTCAGCATACGCCTTGTTCAACTGAGCGGCAGCCTTCCCGGCTTCAAACAACGAAGAACTGAAGGCCATTATTTCTCTCACGCTGAAATAGACGGCAAGCCCGGACATCATTGATTTCAACGCGCCGAAGCTCTTGGTTACCGAGTCCGTGGCCTTCTCAACCTTACGGCTTTTACCTTCAAGCTCTTCAAGGCTTTTAGACGCCGTGACAACGCCTTTTGAATCAACTTTGATAAAAAGTTCTGCCAGGTCACTCATGATTTCTTACTCGCTGATTGAAGATACAATTGATCAAGCTGTTCAAGCACAGACACCTCCCACGGATCAGGGACAATCCCTGTCATTTCTGACCATGCTTTCATTTCGGTAAAAGTTGTGGGGAGTGGTCCGTTCATACCTGATTGCCTTTTGCTTGAGAGTTGGCAAAACCACTGCCAGATGTAAAGAATCGCTTCGTTTACTTCTACCTGCTTCAGCTGATCCGGCATCTTCCCGGTTTGCCGGTAAACGCTTTCGAGGTTATCCCTGAGGCTTGATCCGTCCTTTTGGCGCTTACCCAGAGACAATTGATGGTCAGCATAACCGAGAAGCCCGAAGCCGTTGACCATCTCTCCGTCAACGACTTCACCTGACATCCCGATTAAAGCCCCAAAAAATTGGCGCGGTCTCCTATGGCAGTATCGACCTGGTCCTTTAGCCACGGGAAATCCTCATACACCATGGCTGCGTTTTGTGGCGTGCAAGTAAGGTTTTCTCCGCGAAGAAGAATGGTTGGCTCCTCCCCTGTTCGCCATGATTTCGTGCAGGCCGCAAGTAATTCAATGCCGTCTCTTTCTGTTTCTTCAGGAGGAAGATTTGCCATTCCCCTAAAACCGCCCTTGGTGAGCCTGTCAAGCCGCTTTTTGTTTTGCCTGCGCGTTACTTTTTGGTGCTCTTCCGAGTCCTTCCCGAAAACCGTGATAACAATTCCCAGATCGGCCAGAGTGCCGGGGTGATAGATTTTAACATCAAATCCCTTGTTGGCACCGGCTACCGTATCGAGTGAAGCAAGATCAATTTGTTCTGGCATAAAAACTCCTATTAAATTGATATGTTATCAGGCTGCAAGCGAGTCCTGAATAGAAATTGTGGTTGCCAAATGCGCCGTTGTTGCACTGCCTGTGGTATTCAACAGTGCCTGGAAGGGTATGGTCTGAATTAGGCCTTTTTCCCCGTCATCTTTTGAGGCCCCTCCGACCTTCACACGAGGCATTGAGATCGCAACGAAATCCGCCGCTGCCGCATTACTGGCGGTAAAAGCTGCGACAATGGCGACCTCGGTTTCGTCAACAAAGTAGTCCCGGAAGGTAGCATTTTCAAAATAGACTGTCATATTGCCAGTTGCGGACACCCGGCCATGGATGATATCAGGGCGAACATTTGATCCGACCACGGCATCAAGTGGGGTTTCTTTCCCGTCGATGGTAATGTCAAGCCCTGTGAGCAACGCGACTTTCGTCCCAGCGACATACAACGCTCCATTTACGGCAGCCAGAACGCCGCCAGCCCCTTGAGCTGCCGGTGCTGTAAAATACGGAGCTGTACCTGCCGCATAATCAACCATATCGATGCCGACAACCGCGCAATCATAGGTAGCCATTCCGGAAGGCGGGAGCTTCAGAGCTATGCTGCCAATTTTGCAATCAGTGAAAACCTCGGATAGATCCAAATCGCTGTAATTGTGCTCAATCGTGAAATAGTCGTTCGTTTGACCAGTTGCCGGAACCCAACATTTTTTCCCGACACAAGTGAAGGTCACGGTATCACCGGCCGCTTTCGCTCCAACGGCAACACCATCCAGCATGATCCCGGTCATTACTGTTTCGGTCAACGCAGTAATCAGAAAATTGTGCGCATTGTTCGGATCCCCCGTAGTGGTCCATCCGGTCCACCGGCCCACATCGCCGACCTTCAATCCGTCCGTCATGAATGTGCCACCTACCGTGGTGAAAGTTCCGGAGGCACCGGTCGTAACCGCCGCCGTGACATCTGATAGGGCATCCGAAGCTGCGCCAGCGGCCCATGCTTTCCGTAGTATCGCCGGAATCTCAAGATTCAGCGCCCCAGGAGAAAGCTCGTTTGAAATCGTTCCGCTTACCGATCTCACGCCGTGACGAAAATCCGCAATCTGCTGATCAACCCGGATCTCGTTTGACTGGTAGGTCTCCTTTTGCATATCAATCGTTGATGTTACGCGCCGTTTATAGATAGCGCTTGCGGCATCTGCTGCCGCCTGAGTACCTTTGGCCGCCTGGATTGCCATCACAACTTTTTTAGCTACGCCTGCCGCTATGGTCATTTCTTTGTCTCCTCGTTAAAAAATATCTGCAAAATATTGGATCTTCACCGGAACATGCCACCGGTCTCCATCAACACGTCCATGGCCGATGGTCGGGGTTTTGTTTATTCGTACCGTTACCGCCCCTGAGGTCATTGACTGCCCGCGGGCGAACGCTGTTTTGATTAATTCCGCCCTCGCCTCTGCCACCCCCGCACCGGCCTGGAGCGGATAGAAAAGTGAAATTTGAAAAACGCCTCTCTCCCGGTGGAATCCGTCTCCCATGGTCGGGTTGTCAGGGTCCGCCGGCAGAAGATATATTTGAGCGTAAGGAACGCCTGATACTGGGGTAAAAGGTAAGTTTTCCCATGCATAACTAATAGGACTTGCCATATTATTTAAGCGGGTCTCAAGCGCCGTCCTAATTGCTACAATCGACATGGCTCCCCCTGTGGCAACGAACGTACCCGATACCAGGCCTCCGACAGCAGTGCTCGCGTTTCCGGTGTTCTCTTTTTTCCCGTGTTCGCCGCTACTATTTTTGCAACGGTCTCGGGAGACGGAGCGCGGCCTTTCAGGGTTGCTGCTATTTTAGCCTTTTGGGCCTCAGGCATCTTTCTCCCCGTTCGGGTAGCTATTGACTTTGCTTTCGATTCTGGCGACATGATTCCAGCTGTCCCGTTCTTTGCTCGCTCTGATAGTTTGGCTTTGTTTTCTTCTGACATTTTACGGCCTGTTGCCGCCGCCGAGATCTTCGCGCAAGTTTCCGGAGATTTATTTCTCCCTTTCGAGGCGATAGACATTTTCGCTTTTGTTTCAGCGGAGCGCTTAATTCCCTTATTCAAGCCTACCAATTTAGCGCGGTGTTCCGGGGTTAATGCCCTCCCCCTTAACGATGCAGCTATCTTTGCTGTGCGTTCCGGAGAATGCTTCACCCCGGATAACGCTGCCGATATCCGTTTTTTGTGATCATCGGAAAACGCAATCCCGAGAACTGATCCCGCTGCCGGTGCCGTGTTGTAAAGCCCCCGGTCTCGGTAGTAATCCATCCAAAACTGCTCGCGCTCGGTTAAATTCCCGGGAGGGCATATTTCCAAAACGATATGCTGAAACGCACCTCCACCGTACTTCAAGAAGGCGTGCTGTAAATGCTCGCAATGATGAGCCCCCCTTAAAAGGTCAGAGAAATGCTTATTGCCACGCCTGCGGACATCAACAGATTGTCCAATGTACCGCTTACCGCTTACCGTATTTAAGACTGCGTAAATGCCTGATTTTTTTAGGCTCATTTTGTACTCCTCACAGCTTCGCCAACGATGCTTTGGAACTCTGCCGAAGTGACAGAAACAATTCCTGCTGGTGCTTGATGTTGGCTATGCCCGTCTTCAAGCCGCTCAATATACGGCACCGAGTTCTGGATAAAATGCACCTTGCCGGCAGCCGCACCGCGTTTGCAAGAAGCCATGATCCGCCGGAAAGAAACGTTATCCTCCCCCGCGTTGCCATCGATCGTCTTGAACTCTTGCGGCCTTAATGACCCTTCCGAGTGAGACCAGTTTGCACGTGCGTGACCGCCAACGTACCCGGGAGGTGCCGAATCAGGATTTTTCCAGTACTTGGCATCACCCACCGGAGTCCGTTCAACCAGCCGCCGACCAATATCGAGTACCGTTTTCCGGACAACCGCATCAGCGTTATCAAGAGCTTTCTTCACAAACTTCGACATGTCAATGGAAAAGGTCATCAAGCCCCCCGCAAGTTGCAGTCGTAAAGCGCAACGGTTCCGGCAGGAGCCATGATCTTCAACGGCGATACCATCGTGTAGACCACCCCGGCGGCATCGGTTACCGTGTCACCTAAAACAGGCGGCGTCATAGCGGCTCCAGCGGTATTAAGCGGAGAAAGCAAAAGCCGCCTATCCCCGATCTTGATTAATGATCCGTCAATATGCCTCGCCGCCCAATCAATTATCGCGGCCGTCCCGGACTGGGTGCTTGACGTGTTGGTCACGGTCCCGCCGGGCGAATAGGTTCCCGGAACAACATGGGTAAGCGTGACGGCCTGCCCAAATCTTGCGAGCATCCTATCCGCCGTTGCCGCCGTTTTTGAGTAATCAAACCCCATTACGCCCTCACCAAAGACACCATGGCCCCGCCGCCGGTCTTGAGATATGGGGCAAGCATTTGATCGATTGCCGGGTATCTCGCCCGCTGGGGGGATGCCTTGTCATAGGTTACCTGAATGGGTCCAACCTGCTCCGATAGAACCCCCTGATTGAGGTCTGAAAGAAGGTCGGCGCTTGCTGCCCGTAACGCTAATTCTGCTGTTGCGCGTTGCACAGCCACCGGCACCGAATCGGCCGGCACCATATTTGAGTACTCAAACAGGCTTATCGGCTGGATGTCGGCAACCGGCTCAAGGAAAACGTAATTCCTAGGCCAGTCAAGCGCTTGCGTTGCGGATACCCTTGCACCATTCCACCGTGACCGGTACACTTGACACATGTAGTCAGTCGCGCGGCGGAGCGACTGCTCGCGGACGGTATCAGATGCAAGGGCCGCCCATGCTGCGTTGCCGCGGGCAGCATGATAAGTCCCGGCGTCCACTACGCTGATATAAGATTCAGCCGTTGCGCTTCCCGTTCCTAATTCGGTCTCAAGTGCCATTACTTAAGCCTTTTTCTTCGAGTTGACGGCCACAATAAGTGACGCCACTGCCTTTTCCAGTTCTACAACCCGCGCCTTTAGCGCTTCGAACTCTTCCCTATTTTTTGCGCCTGCCGGGAACTTCATCACTCCCGGTTGCGCTTCTCTTTTTTCAGGCATGCGCCCCCCCCCTGATTAAACAGCTGTTGCGATACCACCGGCGCCGGAAGCGACAGCCGCCGAATTGCCGATGTAAACCGTGTCGTTTGCCCCAACCGAATCCCATGCGGCCCACCCAACCAAAGAGCAGGCATCCATGAGGATTTGCCCGGAAGTCGGTTTGGTGCCGATGAAAGCGGAAGTCAGTGCGCCAAGTCCGTTAGGTTTCCATGCCATAAAACGACACCGGCTGAATACCTGAAATCCGGATAGGGCCGTGGCATCCATGGATTTAACAGCCCCCTTGCCAGCCGTTTCAGAGTAGCAAAGGATATCGCAGTCGCGGAAGCGGGTCCGGTACGCCGTCCCGTCAAAAACGATTTCGGCATTCGCCGCGGCTTTCAGGATGGTGTCCGTCCCGAAAGTAATCCGTTCGAAGTCGTTCTCCTGCCCGCCGTCAACCAGCAGGTCATAAGCCGTTGCGACCGCTCCCGGGGTAGCATGCCCGGCGCCTACAGCATGGCCCATACCGAAATAATTCCGGTTACCGGTGACTTTGATACCGCCCAGGGAGAGAGCGTGTGAGGACCAATTCCCAATATTGAAATTCAGGAATCTATTGTTGTCGCCAGACACCAGGACCATTTCCGGGATGTAGCTGGTCAAGGTTGTAGAAACCGTCTCCGCTTTGGTTTGGACATTCAGCGTTTCCGATACGGTCAATGACAGCGCCTCCGCAACAGTAACGGTAAACGTCGCAGCGTTGTTGCTTCCCGAATCAACGATAACGCCCTTCATACCGGCAACCCATCCATCAGTGAGAAAAGACCCTGCCTCCCTGGTAATGGCATTTGCGGTCTGCGCGCAAGTCTCAAGCGCCGTGGTGACAACCTCAACATTTGCAACCCGCGCCCGGCCATACATGGATACCGGAGCGGCGAGGCCAAAAAGGGTGACGCCGTGCTTCGACCATGCGAGGCTTTGCTTCAGGTAACTGGTTGTATCGGCAGCGGTACCCGTCCCTGCGCTGAAAAGCACAATGCCATCCCCGGCGCCGGAAGTGCACCGGTTGTAAGCGGTCAAAAGATCGGCCACCGCCTCGTCAACCGTAAGCCCGTCCCTGTCATTGTCACCGGTATCCGGGTTAACAAAAAACCACTGCCCCCGGATGTATGGAAGGGCCGAACCCGTAACGCCAGCAGCAAGGGCCAATAGATCCTTGCTGTATCTGTGTCTGCTTAGTTCCATGGTATCCCCTCCCTTTATCCGTTGCTCACGATGGAGACGACACCGGTATTTTTGAGGTTAAATACACGGTCCCATGACGTTGCCGCGTAAAGATCAGAGTGGGCCGGGGTAATGGCGGTATTGCTTGCCTTATCCCAAGAGAAACCCATCGGAGCAAAGGCAAACTGCCGTCGGGTGTAGAGAACATCTATACCGGAACCCTTCGACGGATCGCGATAAGTTTCCACCGCTTGAATCGGACCCATGTTCTCACCGTATCCCACCGCGCCCGGCTTGAACAGATAAGAGGTGTACTTGTACCCGTCAACGGACCCGGCCACTTTCGGTAGAGTATCGTCAACAATAACCCTGAGCCCGATGTAATACGGAATCATAACGTTCGTGGTGCTGTCCTTCACGTAGTCGATCAGGTCGTTATTGACCATGGTGGAGTAGGTGACGGAATGCACGGCGATAGCCTTCATTTCCCCGAACCGATCGCCCTGCTTCATAATCGCCTCGATTGTTTTCGTGGCGCTAATCTTGTTCGCGCTGGTCGCGGCCGTGCCGGTCTCTGTGGAAATATCGACAATCAGGTCGCTTGAATCGTCCGCTGCGTTGTCAGCAAAAATGCCGGTAATGCAGTGAATCAAGTTCGCCTGCATGTACTGCGCCCAAAAGCCCGCAACGCGATCACCAATGGCCTGCACCGGATTCGCACCGGAGAGGGCAGCACTTAGGGCATTGGCGCCCCACGCTTTGTGCCGAATCTGCCGAATAGCGATCATCTTATCCGTGCCGATCTCGTTTACAGTGTCGGCAACGGTTTCACTTGGCGCGTCTGCATCGCCGGTTAAATCCTGCCAAAAGGGGATGTTGGAGGTCTTCCCACCGCCACCGAGAAACGCGGCAATCTGTGCAACCTGAACGAGGATGCCAGCCTGGTAGAACGGGTTCGCGTTCAGCGATTTCTCCATGATGTAGGGGTAGAAAATTTCCGGGATTATGATGTCTGTGATTCTGGTTTCTGCCATTTTTTTTTGCCTCCTATTGAAATAAAAAAGCCGAGCGTGAAAGGTTTTTGCCCTTCAGACCCGGCTTTGCCGGTAAACTGCTATCTCCCATCAGGAGGTAGCCAAATTGTAAGTTTTAAATGTTACGCCGCCGCTTGCAGCGCCTTTGCTTGTTCCGGATTCGACTTAAAAAGATTCGTCCGCTCATCAAGATTCATATCGGACCACTTCTTGCTGTTTCCTCCACCATTTGCCCCTCCGGATGCCCCGCCGCCTTGATTTGCAGGTGCGGCCACAAAATGCTTCCCCTCGTCGGACTTCGCCCACTCTGCCACAAAATCGGCAAGGGGCTTGTCGCCGACCTTGGCAATCCTGTTGTCACCTTCAGCAACCATGGACACTTGCCCGGCCATCATGGCCTTAACCGCTTTCGAAAGCTCTGGCTTAACCCCTGCTTTCAGAAGAGAGTCCGTCAAACCATTGTCAACCAACAATCGATGGGCGAACTGCGCTTCGGTCTCATATGCTTTCTTGTGCTTGTCGGCTTCAGCGGTAATGGTCTTAATGGCCTTTGTCGATTCTGCAAGCTGCCCTTGAGCTTGTTCCAACTCTGCTTGAAGCGCTGCATGGTCGGCCGGATCGATCAATGAATCTTTTTGGGCCTTCTTCAGTTTGCCCAAAAGCTCGGCGTTCTTTGCCTGCAATCCTGACACAGCTTCTTCGACTGCCGTTTTCAACGCTGCTTTTGTATCTTCGTCGTTTGGATCAAATGTCATGGTCTCTCCTTGAGAGTGTTTCGGGCCTCGCCCTGAGCTATAGACATAATCTATAATGCTTATTCGGGTAAACTATATTTGTTACAATGTCAACATTATTTTAACGCTCTCAGTTCTTTGAGCGTTAATTCCCGGCCGTTACCATCCACAAGATCCTGAAGCGTGATTTTCCCTTTTCTCCACAGGTCAGCCCTGCCAGGCCCGAGCAACTCGTCAACATACGCTTTGTCGTGTCGCTTCAGGAACCCTTCGAAAGTTGTATCGGCCGGGATCTGCCCGAGGTCGCTTGATCGGGTTCCGGTTGGCACTTCGTCAATGTCAATTCCAAGATCCCTATAACTTTTGGTTATTCCAACCAATACCGACCGGCAATTAAAATGCAAAGGGGGGGACTTGAAAGGGAATCCCCCTTTAATCGGGCTCCCATCAAGATCCCATTCGGCACCTGACCTCGCAACACACTGAAGGCTGGTATGCGAATCCAGTGTGCTTAGATGCTTAACCCCCTTCAGCACGTCCGAGTTTTCCCGGAACGTAGCAAGCCTGGCATCGTTCGCAACCTGCTGAACCGAAGTATGCACCAGTGCCGCCGCACCCCGCCGGGAGGTATCCATAATACCGGGTATGCCTTTTGCCGGCGACCCGATAACCCGCGCCACAATCTGCTGAACAGTTTCGGCCTGAACTATCCCCTGGCGGACCTGCGCAGCGAACTTGAAAGAAAGATCCTCCCCAGCTTTGGCCCACCATGCAGCCGACGGAGCGCCTTCGATTAACACGTTTGACGCAATAACCCTGAGCGCCGATTCCGAGGGGATGGCAATGTCAAGGCCGATGACTGCAAACGCCTCCTGGATCTTCGTGGCCTCATGCATGGCAAGCCCCGGTCCATCCAAGAACCGGCCGGACTTCCCGTAATAGTCGGCGATGATGCCCCCGGCTTCTTTGATCAGTTTATTGACCCGGCGTTTCGAGAAGTCGGTAAGATCCCCCAAAAGTTTTATCCTGAGTTCCCGTTGCATTTCTGACAGAAGCGCAAGGACTTTCTTTCTCTCCCCCGCTGTGAACCGGAAAAGGGAAATCTGGTTAGCGATCATCTTGTCGGCAAGGTATTGATCAACGTTATTCATTCGTATTCACCGGTGGTAAGCGCCTGATTTGAATCTCGTTCTTTTGGAAGTCCGCCCACCCACGATAATTATCATGGCCTATAAAGTGGGCC